CCTCGAAGTAGGAATCAAGGACTCCACCGCACAAGGCACGACGAGTGCGAAGCAGCGTCTGCGTGAACTCCAAAAGACGCTCATTGATATGTCCTTGGCGGGACAAGACGGCACGAAGGCGTTCAAGGAGATGGAGCAGGAGGCGGGGAAACTCAAAGACCAAATCGGGGACACCTCGCAGCGAATCAAAACCCTTGCAAGCGACACCGTAAGGATTGACACCGTTGTTTCAGCGGTGCAGGGGATAACGGCAGGGTTCCAAATCGCCCAAGGTGCAGCAGCGTTGTTCGGCTCCGAGAACGAGGACTTGCAGAAATCGTTACTCAAGGTCCAAGGGGCGATGGCTCTCGCTACTGGAGTGCAGCAGGTTGCCAACCTGCTCAACAAGGACTCCATCCTGATAACCCAAGGGCAGGCAGCAGCACAAGCCCTCTACGCAACCGCAGTCGGGGCAAGTACCGGGGCGATGAAGGCGTTTAGAATCGCCCTCCTTGCAACGGGTATCGGTGCAGCCATTGCAGCCGTAGGACTTTTGGTCGCCAAGTGGGATGAACTCACCGCAGCGGTCCGCAGGTTCTTGAACCTACCCGACCCAGCCATCGCAGCGAAAGCAAGGGAGGATGCTTTGATGCGTGAAGAAGCAGCCCTCTCCAATTACCGGGATGCATACGAAGCCCACACCGAGGCACAGATTCAGGCCAACAAGAAGCGTGAAGAAGATGACAGGAAAACCGCAGAGGCTCGCAGGTTAATGATGCAAGAGCAGGCTCGGTCAAGGGCTATCATGGCTGAAACCGAAGTGATGCAAGCCAAGACAACGGCTGACGCTTTGGTGCAGATTACGGCTGACCAGAACGCCCGGCAAGACGCTTTGAACGCCCAAGCGATGCAGACCGAGATGGAGCGTCGCATCAAGTTCAACGAGGACATGAAGGCAAACGAGCAAACCTTGGCCGACTTCAAGAAACAGGTGGTTTTGGACTCATTGCAATCGGTTCAAAACATCTTGCAGTCCTTTGGAAACGAAAGCAAGGGTCTTGCTCTTGCAGCCTTAGCCTTGGAGAAAGGTCTTGCTATTGCCAATGTCATCGTCAACCTGCAAAAAGAGATGGCAGCGAATGCGGTCATGGCAGCAGCCAACCCTGCTAATGCTATAACCGCAGGAGCAGCAGGGGTCGCACAACTCAAGGCCTACAACACGCTTTCAAAGATTCGTGCAGGATTACGCATCGCAGCGATTACCGCTGCTGGCATCCAAGGAGCCAAAGCCATTACAGGCGGAGGGGATAGCGGTGGTGTTCCAGCAGGAGCAGCAGGCGGTGGCGCACCGGGTGCAGCAGCAGCCCCGTCAATCTTCGCAAACCCGAACGTTACCGACCTGTCTGGATTCGGTCAAGGCCAAGGTCAAGGTTCATCCCCAATGCGAGCCTATGTGGTGGAACGGGACATCACCCAAAGCACTCGCAGGGTTCGGAGGTTGGAGGAATTTGCAACTCTTGGAGCCTAACCACATTTACCTGCATGGAACTGCCAATATACCGAATGACCGTGGACGAGGTCGATGAAGGGGTCCAATTCGTGGCCCTGACCGATATGCCCGCCATCGAACGGCCATTCCAAGCCTTCAGCAAAGCCAAGCAAAAGTTCACCGAAACAGGCGAGCGGAGAGTGCTGACCGGGCCGCTAATGCTTGCAGACACACCCATCTTCCGCAAGGACGAAACTTACGGGGAATACTACGTTGTATTCGACAAAGCCACCATCCGCAAAATCGTGCAGAAGTACTTTAAGCAAGGCAACCAGCACAACGTGAACGCTTACCACAACGCTGAACTGGACGGAGTGTTCATGTTCGAGTCATTTATAACCGATGCCGAGCGTGGTATCATGCCACCCAAGGGCTACGAGGACACACCCGACGGTTCTTGGTTCGGTTCCTTCAAAGTCGAGAACGACGAGGTGTGGGACAACCGCAACCTGTTCCGGGGTTTCTCCGTTGAGGGCCTCTTCGGGATGGACAAGACCGAATCCGAACTGGAGGTCGCACTCGCTGGCCTTGCTGACGAATTAACCGCTTTTTTGCAACATATCCAACCCACCTACAAATCCCACTAACTATGAACCTGAAAAACGCAATCGAATCCCTGCGGACTGAACTCCGCAAATTCAAAACTCAAAAGCAGTCCTTCGCTGACTACAAGTTGACCGATGGAACCGTTGTCCGTGTGGATGGCGACCTCGTTGCCGGAACTGCCGTTTACGTTGTAGCCGAGGACGGCACGTTACCTGCACCCGATGGCGAACACGTTGTTGAAGGCGTTGGCACAATCAAGACCGAAGGAGGCAAGATCGTTGAGGTCATCGCTGCCGAAGTAGCAACCCCCGAAATCGAAGCCTTGCCTGTTGCTGCTGAAATCACCCCCGAAGTAGCCGTTGAGGTTACCGAAGAAATCAAGGAAGCCTATCCTGCCATGACCCCCGAAGTTGTGGAGGCCATCGTCGCCAAACACCTCGCTGGCATTATGGAAGAACTCAAGGCAGCCTATGCCGAGATGGGCAAGATGAAAGAGAAAATGTCTGCCTTCGCATCGCAGGTTGAAACCATGGCCGACATCGTCGAGAAGGTTTCCGAACTCCCAGCCGAAGCCCCAAAAGCAAGCGGTTCAGCAATCGTTGAGCAGCGCAAGGCTCAAGCCTCGCAGAACTTCAACGCACTCGCACAAGCACTCCAATCACTCAAAAAAAACTAAACCCCTAAACCCCCATTAACAATGGCATATTCGTTCACAGGATTAACCTCCTACACCGACCAAGAGAGGCTTCCTCTCATCACCAAGGCCGTGTTCTCGGCCCGTTCAGCAGCCCTGTTCACCAAGCAGGTGGGCATCAAGTTCGCTGCTGCCCTCAACCTCATGGACACCGATGCTTTGATTCAAAGCGGTGATGCTTGCGGTTACACTACTTCAGGAACGACTGCCTTCACCCAGCGGAATATCACCGTTGGCCGTATGAAGGTCCAAGAAACCTTGTGTCCTCGCTCTTTGGAACAATACTGGATGCAGACCCAGTTGACCGCTGGCTCTAACTACGAGAGCGTTCCTTTCGAGCAGGCTTTCTCCGAGCAGAAGGCTCTCCGTATCGCAGAAGCGTTGGAGAACGCAATTTGGAAGGGCAACACCTACTTTTCAGGTGTCAACCAGTTGTTAAACGCTGCTTCGGGTTCAACCATTAGCGGTAACACAGGAGCGGTTTCTGCCTCCGTTGGTATCACCACAGGCAACGCAATCGCCATCTTCGACGGCATCTACAACCAAATTCCGCAGGCCATCTTGACCAAGACTGACCTCGTAATCTTCTGCGGTTGGGACAACTTCCGCACGTTGCTTGGTGCGTTCAAATCAACCGCTAACGTCATGTACAACCAAGTTGACTTGGCTGGCCTTGCGGATGGTGACATCATGTATCCCGGCACAAACGTCCGTGTCATTGCAGTCCCCGGCTTGACTGGCACGAACCGCATCGTTTCTTCTTACCTCGGCAACTTCTTCTACGGAACCGACTTGTTGAGTGATGAGGAGCAGTTCTCAATCTGGTTCAGCAAAGACAACGATGAAGTCCGCTTCCAAGCAGCCTTCAAAGCAGGTGTCCAAATCGCTTACCCCGACCTCATCGTAGACTTCCGCTTGACCTAATGTGTAGGGGGGAGGGAAACCTCCCCCTGCTTTTTTGTTCTCTTGAAACTTAAAACCCAAATACACATATGTCCTGCTCCTTAACAACTGGCTACGCCCTTGGATGCCGAGATTCAGTCGGTGGCATCAAAACAATTTACGTCCAATCCTTCATCCCAACGGGGTCCTGCAATGCCAACCTATCAGGTGCGGTAACAGGCTTCACGGGGTACGCTTCGGGTGGGTTCTTCGAGTATGACTTGACCAAGGCTACGTCCTCTTTGACTGAAACCTTGAACGCAAGCATCGAGAACGGCTCGGTTTATTACACCCCCGAAGTAACATTCACGATCAACAAACTGCAAGTCGCAGTACGCAACGAACTCCGCTTGCTGGTACGCAACCGTGTTATCGTAATCGTCCAAGACAACAACAACCGCTACTGGTTGTTAGGCTCTGCCAATGGCTTGGAGGCAACTGCTGGAACCGCTGGAACTGGTACTGCCTTCGGGGATAGAAGCGGCTACGAGTTGACGCTTACCGGGATGGAACCTGACCCGATGTTCCTGATTGCATCCACAGTCTTTTCACCATCGACTGCACAGATACTCGGTTCGTAGTATCTTTGACTTAGGTTTTCATCATCTGAGGTTTGAGAGGGGCAGTCAGCAATGGCTGCCCTTCTTATTTTTACCCCATGAAGATTTGTATCGTTTACAACGCCCATCCAACCGGGTGCAGTTACTATCGGTTAGAAATGCCGAACGCATACCTTGGCGACAACTACTCGGAGTTCGATTACGTCTGCGTCGAGAATATCACTACGATTAGCGACGAGGGCTTGAAGTCCATTGACCTGTTCCTGTTCAGCCGTTTGTGGTGTCAGGGAACCATGGAGCAAGTCGAAAATGTTTACAAAGCCCTGACCCAATTCGGGGCGAAAGTCATCCTTGACTTGGACGACTACTGGGTGCTTGAATCGGGCCACATCATGTATCGCCACTACCATCAAACCAAACTCGCAGAGGTCATCCGTAAGCACATCAAATTGGCTGACTGGGTTACCTGTACCACCGAGCATCTTGCCTCTCGCATACGGCCTCTAAACGCTAATGTGAGCATCTTACAGAACGAGCCATACGAAGCGTATCAGCAGTTCATTCCCAACCCCGAAGAAGAACCCGACAAGCACCTCGTCAAGTTCGGTTGGTTCGGAGGTGCGCAGCATGGCGAGGACATGGAACTGCTCCGTGAGGGGATGCAGAAACTACGCTGGGACGCAAACTTGGATGGCAAGTACAGGCTCTACCTCGGAGGATGGAACGACAACAACCCCGTGTACGAGGGCTACGAGAAAATCATAAGCGACCAAGGCAATAACCCGAACTACGGACGCATTCAGGCAGCGGATATATACTCCTATGTGGGTGGCTACAACTTCGTGAACGTAACCCTTGCACCGCTCCGGGACACCAAGTTCAACAAACTCAAGTCCGAGTTGAAGGTGGTTGAGGCAGGGTGGATGAACAAGGCCATAATAGCATCCGAAACCATCCCCTACACGGACGTAATCAAGCACGGGGAGAACGGGTTTCTCGTTCCTTACAACAAGCCGAAAGATTGGTACAAGTACATCAAGCAGTTGATTCTTGACCCCGACCTTCGTAAGGGCTTGGCCGACAACCTAACCCGTGACATCAAGAAGCAGTTCAACGTGGCTGAAACCGCCAAGAAGCGAGCCGAACTATACAGGCAGATTGGGCGCAAATTGTGAAATTCGGGGGCATCGCACATTTACAAGCAGATGCTTTACCTGAACCCTGACACGACCAACACCCTGACGGTTACTTGGACCGAGCGAGCCAGCACGGGGGACCGCTACATCTTGCGACTCACGAGCATTGCCAAGAACACCACGACCGACTTCACCCTGCTGAAATCTGCCAACCTTTCCAACTACACGAATCGCTATGACCAATTTCAGATTGCCGTGGGGTCGCTTGAAACAGGCTCGTATAAGTATGAAGTTTACGATACCAATAGCACGGTTGCCGCTGCTTTGGCGGTCGTTGAAACGGGCTTGGCTTTTCTACAAACCGCAACGATAGGCTTCAATACCTACGCAAACACAATCACTTACAACACCTTCCTCGCATCCAGCGTGAGGGTATTCGATTCAACCTTTGACCAAACCTTCGCATGAGCGTACAAACACGAAGCCAACTCCAAGCGAGCGCCTTAACCATCACCAACGAAACCGCTGCCGGGGCCAACACCGCATCCCGTGTGGGCGGTCTATTCGACGACCTTGCAGACACCGCAACGCTTGACCGGGAACGGGGCTTTGCGAACCTTTACCTCGATACCAACACGGCTTTCACCCCAACGCAGGGTCAAAAAGTCAAGTTGACAAGTGCGATGAAATCGGGCGTTTTGTCAACCTATAATTTCTCACGAACTACCAACTCGCTGACCTACACAGGCACAACGGGTGCAACCCTTCGCATCGCTGCGTCCATGGTCTTGGCACAAGGCAACAATCACCAAATCAAGGTTTACATCGCCAAGAACGGCACAACGATTGACCAGTCAATGACCGACATCACAACGGCTCACACGAACGGCCATGCGATTTACACGGAGGCTTACGTTACGGGTGCGGTCAACGATGAGTTCACCATCTACATCAACGCAATCGATAGCGGTGGAAGTATCGCAATTTCAGCCCTTTCATTCACAGTTCACACCCTATGAGCAAGTCAACGCAGCACTTCACCCAATGGCTTGGGATAGAACATAAGGTCCCAGTCATGCTGGAGAATCGTTCCGGCAAGTATATCACCTACGGCTTTGCGAACGAATACCCCTACTACCTGCTGGACAACTATCGCAGGTCGTCCAAGCACAACGCTATCGTGAATGGGAAAGTAAACTACATCATGGGCGGAGGATGGCAGGCAGGGGATGACTTGACCGTAGAGCAGCAGGCCCGGTTTATCAAGTTCTTCGACGGAATGTCAAGCACCGAGGACCTCAACGACATCACGGAGAAACTGGTCCTTGACTTAGAGATTTTCAACGGCTTTGCGGTTGCGGTTACTTGGTCCAAACTTGGGACCATTGCCAAGATGGAGCACGTCCCGTTTGAGAAAATCAGGGTTGACAAGGAGGAGAAGATGTTTCAGGTGGCAGACTGGTACAACGACGACATGATGCAGTTGTTCCCAAAGGTGGGCGACATCGAGAAGATTCCTGCATTCGACCCGGAGAACCGCCTCGGAAAACAGTTGTTTTATTACAGGGTCTATGCTGCTGGCGTGAAGCACTATCCGCTCCCCGAATACATCGGAGGGAACGCTTGGATTGAGGCAGACGTGCAAGTGGCGAACTTCCACAACAACAACCTGCGAAACAACTTTTGGGGCGGTTACTTGATAAACTTCAACAACGGCATCCCGACCCCCGAAGAACAGGGCGACATCGAGAGGCAAATCAAACGCAAGTTTTCGGGAACCGACAACGCTGGTCGCTTCGTTGTAACCTTCAACGACGATGCAGCCAAGGCCCCGACACTTGAACCGCTCACTCCGAGCGACATGGATAAGCAGTTTGAGATACTCAACAAGGCTATCCAACAAGAGATATTCATCGCCCACCGTGTAACCAACCCCATGCTATTCGGAGTCAAGACCGAAGGCCAATTGGGTGGACGCAACGAATTGGTCGAAGCATACGAACTATTCAAGGCGACCTACGTCAACGACCGGGTGCAGAAGGTGGAAAGAATGATAAACTACTTGGGGTCTTTCAACGGTGTGGAAGGCATGGAGTTAATTCCTACCAACCCAATCAATGAGCAGTTGAG